ATGATAATATTTATGCAATCAAAGAGGATTTAAAAGGTGACATCAGAAGAGTTAGTGATATTGTTGATGATATTGAGCGAGATACTAAAGACGATTTAAGAAACTTTAGATTAGATATTAAAGAAGTCGAGGACAGGCTCAATGATAAAATGCAGAAGTTTTTAGATAACCCACTTAGCGGAAATGGATAAAGAAGTAGAAATTAAAAAGATTGAAGAAGAGTCAATGGAGAACTCTTGGAAAGACGAGTTCATTGTGATGGTGTTCTCATTGCCTGTAGTTGTTAATTTTGTAACACCTATGTTTAGTGAAATGACAATGAAAGAAGCTTGGACAAACCTTGCTGAGGCCCCAGAATGGTACACAACTATATTGACTGTATTAGTCTTAGTTATCTTTGGTATGAGGAACTTGGTTTACAAGTTAGCAGATAAATTATTTGACACACAAAAAACTGGTTGCAACTGTAAGAAATAGTGTATCTTACTCATTGGGTAGGTTAGACTCTCTCTCAAAAAAAGCAAAAGTAATTCCTCAAATTACTCCTCTTCTCGCCTACCCACCTCTATGTCCGTTTCTACAGTAGATTTTTATTAACCATATATATGGTGTTATTTAAGTTTAGTAACTACTGTAGTTATGGACACCAGACTAGCATTATTTAAAAGACTATGCTAAACTAATGTTTTTTGTTTGGGAGTGAGAGAATGAATGTACTGTCTTTATTTGATGGAATGTCTTGTGGTCAGATTGCTTTAAATCAGTTAGGATATGATGTAGATAAGTATTACGCAGCTGAAATAGATAAATACGCAATCCAAGTCACACAGAAAAATTATCCAGATACAATTCAACTAGGTTCTGTAATAGAGTGGAGAAGTTGGGACATTGACTGGTCATCTATCGATTTAATTAGTGGAGGCTTCCCTTGTCAAGCTTGGTCGGTAGCAGGTAAACAGTTAGGTGATCGAGATGAAAGAGGTAAGTTATTTTGGGTGATGTTAGACATTATGCAAAATGTATTGTTCTTTAATCCGAACGCTAAATTCTTGATGGAAAACGTCAAGATGAAATCAGAGTTTGAGTCTTACATTACACACCACACACAAGAAGCACTGGGTCACGTTAATAAAATATTAATTAACAGCGCATTAGTCTCTGCACAAAGCAGACAAAGATATTACTGGACTAACATAGAAGGTATAGAACAACCAGAAGATAGAGGGATAGTTCTTAAAGATGTATTAGAAGATGGTCAAGTAGATAGAGAAAAGTCTTATTGTATAGATGCTAATTACTTCAAAGGTGGAAACCTTAATCAATACTTTAATAAATCAAGACGACAAGTAGTATTTAGTGAAGAGGTAAAAACAGGCCCTTGTGAATTAAGAGAGTATAGAAAAACTGCATTGTGTCATCAGGCTGCAACAGCATTAGACCTAGAAGGTCACGATATAAACAAACGTGTCTATAAAGATACTGGTAAATCACCAACACTTAATACTGTGACTAAACCTAATATATTAATCACAGATGTACAGTATCGCAAACTTACCCCACTAGAATGTGAAAGATTACAAACAGTTCCAGATGGATATACAGAAGGTGTATCTAATACGCAGCGATACAAAATGTTAGGTAATGGTTGGACTGTAGAGGTAATCAAACATATTTATAAAAATATTCCACACACATAAAAATATTTGTTATAATACCCCCATAACCAAATCTTTTAATGGTTATAACTTTAAACAAAATAGTAGGAGATATATATGGGATTAACATTAGTAACAAACCCAAAATTTGACAAAAAAGTCAAATATACACACGACCAAATAATTGCAAACTTTAATAAGTTTTTAAATATTGCGAAAGAATATAAAAGCTTTTCTCCTGTAGGAGAGTATTACGCATTGATTAATGAAAAAGACTATAACAAATTTGCTGAGGCAATTAGTTATGTATGGGGTTCAGAATTAATTGAATGCAATACAACAGAAAACATGGATAACGAAAATATGGTTGTATATGCAACCAAAAATAAATAAGAGAGAGACTAATGAAAGATTATTTTGAATACAAAGAGTGGTGGATTAGTTTACCACGTTGGATTAGAGAGACCATAGACGCTGAATCAGAGATTGAGTATATGGATATTAATGAGAAGCAATCCAGAGCAATGCAGTTACTTAGACAAGACGAAGTAAACAAGACGATTGCAGATTCTATTTGGGGAGAGAGATAATGTATTCACACGAAGTATATGCAGAGATGATAGGTAGAAATATCATCACACCAGAAGAAGCAAATGCAGCTTTACAAGGTGCAGACGCAACTAAAACTCATAAGAAGATTGCAGATTATTATATGAATCAACCTAAAGTAAAAACCGAGTATGAGAACTGGTTGAGGGAGAGTTTGAAATGAGTAAAAGAGACAGAAAGTATATTGTTGAAGAGTTTGTTTATCCACTAATCGCTATGACAGGATTTGTGATTCTTATGTTAATAATGACTGGTGCAATCCAGGTTAATATTTAGGGGGAGATATGAGTTATACATACGGAGATGAATTTGAAAGTGGTTATGTAAGTAACTGTTGCGGTGCAGCGGTTAAATGGACTGACATTTGTAATTCTTGCGGGGAACATTGTGAACCCGTCTTAGAAGAGGAGGAAGAGTAATGAGCCAGAAAAATGATGTTTTAAGAGCAATGAAAGAGTTTGGTTATGTGGATCGAAAGATTGCAATTAACGAACTTGGAGTGTGGAACTTGCCTGATGTAATTATGGGTCTTAGACAAGATGGTGTTGATGTTCAAACTGTAATGAAAAAAGGTTTAAACAGATATGGCAATAAAGTATCTTGGGGTGAATACAGGCTAGGTGATGCCTAGTTTTGTAGAGCTATTACTCGCAATTGTGGTACTATACTCAATGTGGGTAATGGTTAAATTAATCGACCACGATTTAGAGAGAGAAAAGGAGAATAATAATGAGTGATGTATTTAATACACTAAGTGTTGTTGATGTTAATGAACACACAGAAGAAAAGAATGGTTTAACGTATTTATCTTGGGCATGGGCTTGGGGTGAAGTTAAAAGACAATATCCAGATTCACAATATACAATTTATGAGAATGTGGATGGGTGGAACTACCACCATGATGGTAGAAATGCCTGGGTAAAGACAGGGGTTACGATACAAGGCCAAGAACATATAGAATATTTACCTGTTCTTGATTATCGCAACAAGTCGATACCATTAGACAAACTAACATCATTTGATGTAAACAGCGCAATACAAAGGTCAATTACTAAAGCGATTGCAAGACACGGATTAGGTTTATACATTTACCAGGGAGAGAAAGTAGCCCCCAGTAAACCAAAACCTGCGTCACAAGTTGTCGGTGATCGAGTAATGAAAGCGAAACAAATACTTGATGGCTGCGTAACTAAAGATGACGATACATCTTATGAATTAGCAATGAAAGTATTTAGACAAGCGCATGAAGAGAATTTGATTCAGATTTGCGATTACGCATTAAGACTGTTCCCGTCAATTGATATTGATTCAGGGGTTGCAGATATGCAAGAACAAGAGGCAATGTAATGGAGTTAGTAGCATTAAACATTGTCTTAATGATTGTTAGTCATATAATTAGCTAACTGTCGGGTTCATCACCTGTATTGGACAGTCGGGGTTATCTCTACACTTCTACTAAACCTCGTCATTAAAGGCAAACGATGGGACTTGCGGCCCTAAGTCGCTACTTTAATTAAATTAGGAGAAACTAATGCCATACAGCAAACTATACAAATTACCCAGTAACGAATACACTACAGTTGAAAACATTATGGAACTGTATAAAGAAAAGAACGGAACACCTATTAAGAAAGCAACAGTCTATAACAGACTTCACAATAAAGACTTTCAGTCTATTGAAGATTTAATCAGTAAGAAACTAAGAAAGATGACATCAAGAATAGACAACCAAAGAGTCAAGAATTACGATACATCAAATTCTGTCGATGAAATGCACCGATTAATCCTAAAAACAATATAATAGATATAAAGGGGGAAACTATGCGGACAAGTTTATTTCAAAGATGGCTGCAAGAAATGTATATGAGACACAAATATGAAAGTCTTGAATACAAGATTACTTGCAAAGATGCAAAGCAATATTTTAATGATAATAAATGGTGGCTTAAAAACCAATTTAAGTTATGGATGAAGAAACACAAAATACAATCAAAATAGTAAAAGAAATACTAATGAGGATTGAGAAATTTAGCGAGGAAGAGGGTATTCAAGCATTAGCTGATGTTGCACTCGATGAGTTAGAAAAACTGGAAAAATGAGAGATACAGAACATCAGGTTCAAGTGGCAATATGCCAGTATCTTGATTTAAACAAAATATTTTATTTCGCTGTTCCTAACGGATCGAACAAGTCCAAGGCTGCAGCATCAAAATTTAAACGAGAGGGACTAAAGGCTGGTATCCCAGACCTATGTATATTAAACGATGGTAAAGCATATTTTATTGAAGTCAAAAAACCTAAGACAGACACTCCTAAGGGTAGAGTTTCTAAGACTCAAATCGAAGTATTTGGAAAAATTACGGATACTGGTTGCAAAGTGGAAGTTGCATATAGTGTACAAGATGTGCAAACGTATCTCCGAGATTGGGGAATCCATGACTAAAAATGAACGTAAGAAAAGATGTAATGCACTTAGCAGATATGGTTGTTGTATTTGCAGAAGACCTACACCAGAGGTTCATCATCTAATCGGTCATAACTACAAAGGTATGGCAATGAAGGCTAATGATGAGTTTACGATTCCACTATGTTGGGAGCATCACAGAAGTGAGAACGGCATACATGGCATGGGCAGATCAAAGTTCGAGGAAGTGTATGGGACGCAGGAATACCACCTGAAACAGGTAAATAAGTTTGTGGAGTTATATGGTAAATAAACTGTTACAATTAAACAAATCACTTAGAAGATTTGAGAAAGAATTATGGCGCAAAGTAAAAAAGATTCTAGGCTAACTAGATCAGGTCAAGGAGTATTGAACGCAAAAGCAATTAGATTGATTGATGCAAGTAAAGAGGAAAAATTAGAATTTTGGAACTCGTTAAACGAGGAACAGAAGAAGAGAGTAAGTAGTCATTTAGATACTTATAAGTCAATAGCAAGGAGAAGATATGGAACAAGCTAAATTTGTAGATGGTTTAATTATTAAAAAACCAAGAGACAACGCACCTGATTTTGTTAAAGGTTCTATCTCAATCAAACGAGAAGAACTTGCAAAGTGGTTAAATGGCCAACAAGGTGATTGGATTAACCTAGACATAAAAGAATCCCAGAAGGGTACTTGGTATGCACAGATAAATGAGTGGAAACCTGAAGGTGGACAAGACAATGTACCAAAGGAAAATAAAGCAGAATTTGAAGATAAGATTCCGTTTTAAGTAGTATAATAATTGCAACCCGTTAAGGTGTTAAACTGTAAAAGTTTTAAGGGTGGGAGTAATTACCCACCCAATCTTAATCAGGGTACTTTTTACAGTTAATTACGGGGGAACTATGGTCGAAAGACAATACTTTACTTTTTTAAAGTCATACGCTGAAATATATCATCAGCTAAACAACGAACAAAAAGTCATATTCATTGACACAATCATCAATCATCAACTAGGTGAATTAGACTTAAATACAGTCTCATTTGACGATCCATTACTTAATATTGCATTTACTGGAGTCAAGCACAATTTAGAAGCTGCAAAGACTAAATATTTAAACGGAAAAAAACCTAAACGTAACCTAAATAAAAGCAAAACAGAAGCGAAACCGAAGCGAAATGTAAGCGAAACCGAAGCGAAAAGCGAGCAAATAAGAAATAAGAAGAAAGAAATAAGAAATAAGAAAGAAGAAGTAAGAAGTATTAAAAAAGAATTTTTAGCAAAAGGATTTGCAGAACACACACTTGATAATTTAATTGAACATAGAAAGATGTTAAAGAAACCAATCTTGACAGAGAGAATGATGTCTGGATTGTTAAGTTCACTTGACAAGTATGCAGATAGTTGGTCGATAACATTCGATGCAGCTGTTGATTTTTATTTGAGCAAGTCCTGGATTTCTATCGATCCAGAGTACAAATATACTGATAGAATAGTTAAGAATCAGCAAACGCAATCTATGACTGCATCTGACATCAAGAGAGAGTTGATAAGAGCTAAGGAAAACTTAGTGTCATTTAAACGAGTAGGAGAGAGATAATGTGGACACAAGAAGAGAAGATAGATATTTCAATCATTGCAAGTGATGTTGTTAATTGGTCGATAAATCATTACGGATACTTCGTTAAATCATCAAACGATATGTTGGAGATGGTCGAAGAGTTTAGTAAAGACTTAGCAAGATTACCAACTGGTGCATTGAGTTACGTTGAAGTGGTTAAGAACAACTGGATTGATAATGGCAACAACAGGCCGCCCACAATACCTGAGTTTTTAAAACATATTAGAAGCGAATACAACCAAGCAAATCCACCTAAGTTAGAGATAAAACAACCAGATAAGTTTGATTATGCAGGTTCTTGGAACGCAGCAGAAAGCAGAGGACTAAAGAGTGCAGAAGAGTGGATGAGAACAACATACAAAAAAGAGTTAGTCTCACCAGCAACGAAGTATGTCATTAGAGAATTTTTTATCAAGAACGGATATGACTTCAAGAAAGTGTCTCAAAGAATGGGAATGATGAGATGAAAAGAGTCATTGAAAAGACTAAACCTAAACAGCAGATAATTGAGACTATGGTTAAGTCATTCTTCAAAGACAATCCTAAAGTGGAGAAAGCTGTATTGAGTATCAAGGAAGATAAACTTACCAGGTCAGAAAAGCAAAACAAACTTTACTGGAAATACCTAACTGTTCTTGCAGACTTCACAGGATATACCAAAGATGCAATGCACGACATAATGAGGGATAAGTTCTTAGGATACAGAACAGTCAAGACAAGAGACAAAAACATTAGTGTGCTTCGATCAACAACAGACCTCAATACAAAGGAAATGAAAGACTACTTAGAGTCTATTGATATGTTTGCAGCTTCTTATGATATACTTCTCCCAAGGCCTGAAGACCTGTATTATGAGGCAATGGGTTATAAGAGAACAGAATGAGCGATATAGAATCAGTCAGATTAGACTTAGATGAACTAACTGACCAGGACTTCAAAGAGCTTTACGTTACAGCATTATTGTTGATGAGTGAAGACGAGGAAGGTATTTATGCAGCACATTCTGAGTGTTTATCAATGAGAGAGCAGATGGAAGTCAATCTTGACGCAGAAGCTCTACCTCGAAGGAGTTTACACTAATGAATGCAGTATTGACTAAACTGTCAGATATAAAGAAAAATCCAAACAACCCAAGGGTAGTAAATGACGGCAAATTTAAAAAGCTCGTCAAATCAATAAAAGAATTTCCAGAGATGTTAGATATAAGGCCAATCGTAGTTAATGACGATATGGTGGTATTAGGCGGGAATATGCGACTAAAAGCTTGCAAAGATTTAGGTATCAAGGAAGTTCCAGTAATTAAGGTAAGTGAATTAACTGAAGAACAACAACGTGAGTTTATTATTAAAGATAATGTTGGGTTTGGTGAATGGGATTGGGAATTGTTACAACAAGACTGGGACACAGACTTACTTGAAGATTGGGGACTTGATATTGAGTTTACAAAGATAGATGATACTAAGGAAGGCTTAACTGATGAAGATGATGTACCAGAGTTAGCAGAAGAACCAGTATCTAAAGAGGGCGACATTTGGATATTAGGCGACCATAGAGTTATGTGTGGTGATTCTACATCTATTGATGATGTTATGAAATTATCTCAAGATAAAAAAATAGATATGATTTTTACTGACCCTCCTTATGGTGTTGATTATGAAGGAATTAATAATGATAGCAGAAATGGATTAGAAGAACTTTTAAGAGGCGCTTTTGCTAATTATTATGCAATATCAAAATCTGGTGCTTCTTGTTATGTTTTTCATTCTGATAAATGTGCAGATATATTTCACACAGTTTTTAGAGAGTTTTTTCATTTTAGCAGTATGATAATTTGGTTTAAAAATTCATTAACATTATCTCAGACTGATTATCAAAGCCAACACGAGCCTTGTATGTATGGTTGGATAAAAGATGGAACTCACAATTTCTATGGAGATAGAAAACAAATTAGTGTTTGGAATATTGATAAAGAATCAGTCAAAGGACATACAACTCCAAAGCCAGTATCATTAATAGAAAAAGCTTTTAAAAATAGTAGCAAATCAGAAGATATTATTTGCGATTTATTTGGTGGCTCTGGTTCAACATTAATTGCATCAGAAAAAACCAATAGAATATGCTACATGATGGAACTAGACCCAAAGTATGTAGATGTAATTATTAAAAGATGGCAAGACTTTACTGGTAAAGATGCTATATTAGAAAGCAATAATAAAAGTTTTAACAGTTTAGAAGTCGAGGATAAAGCGGAATTTTAGCTAAAGCAATCGGGGGATTATTTTTTAACTAAAAGCCCATTCTTGCCTTCTAATTAAATGACAAAATGTGACAGGTATAAAAAGATGGAAACAAAGAAACAAGGAATGATACAAGCACTAGAGAAATCTCTAGGTGTAGTAACATCAGCTTGCAAGTCTTTAGACATCTCAAGGCAAACTCATTACAGATGGATGCAAGAAGATGATGACTATGCACAAGCTGTAAAAGAGTTAGATGGTGTTGCACTAGATTTTGCAGAATCAAAACTACACGAACAAATAAACAATGGCAATCCAACTTGCATAATATTCTATTTAAAAACCAAGGGTAGACAAAGAGGATACATTGAGAAGCAAGACCACGATATTGTTATTGAAGGGAAAGTACAACACCCAGATATTATTCATTTAGTAGCAGAACCTTTACCTTATGAAGAAGCCCAGTCTGATTCGTGATGCAGTAAGTTTACCGCCCAAGTTAGTAGAAGTATTTAACGGCAGCGCAAGATACAGAGGCGCTTATGGTGGTAGAGGATCAGGTAAGACCAGGTCATTTGCTTTGATGACTGCTATACGAGGTTATATTTGGGGTTCTAAAAAAGGTAGGATTGGACAAATAGTATGCGGCCGTCAATATCAAAACTCATTAGCAGAATCATCATTTGAAGAAATAAAGACAGCTATTAAGTCTGTTGATTATCTAAATGATTATTATGAGTGTGGTGAAAGATATATCAAATCTAAAGATGGCAACATTACATATTCATTTATAGGATTAGAAAAGTCTTTAGCCTCTATTAAATCTAAGTCAAGAATATTGTTGGCGTGGGTGGATGAAGCAGAATATCTGAGTATGAGGGCATACGACCTTTTGATACCTACTGTGCGTGAACAAGACTCAGAAGTATGGATAACGTGGAATCCAGAATCAAAATATTCAGCAACACATCAGAGATTTAGAGAGAACCCTCCAGCTGGTGCAAAAATAGTAGAACTTAACTGGAAAGACAATCCTTGGTTTCCAGAGGTTTTAGATAGAGAACGTCTTAATGATAAACAAAAAAGACCTGATTTCTATGACCATATATGGGAAGGTGAGTTCTTAACATTCGCTGAAGGAGCTTACTACAGCGCAGAAATGAGAGAAGCAAAAGCAGAAGATAGAATTAGAGAAGTTAAGTACGATAAAAATAAAGGTGTTGTTACTGCCTGGGATTTAGGTGTGGGAGATTCAACTGCTATTTGGTTTGCACAATTTATTAATACAGAAATACATTTGATTGATTACTATGAAGGTTCTGGTGTAGGATTAGAACATTATGCGAAGGTCTTACAAGACAAAGGTTATGTCTACGATCAACACATCCTCCCTCACGATGTTAGAGTAAGAGAACTAGGTTCTGGTATGTCCAGGTTAGAGACATTAGCTGACTTAGGTATTAGGGATGTAGAGATTGCACCGCAGCTTAATATTGATGATGGAATACAGAAGGTTAGGTCAATGATTCCTAATTGCTGGTTTGATGAAAAAAATTGTGAACGAGGACTTGATTCTTTGGTAAACTATAGTCGAGATTGGGACGAAAACGGCAAAACGTGGCGCCTAAGACCTCGACACGATTGGGCATCGCATGGAGCAGATGCTTTTAGATATTTAGCAATCGGTTATAGGCCCAACTCATCTGACTGGGGCGAACCGATAAGAAGGAACTTGGCAGGTGTAGTTTAATGGCAACAATAACTAATTATTCAAATCTACAAACAACAATAGCAGATTTTCTGAATAGAGATGATTTAACATCTGTAATACCAACATTTATTCAACTGGCAGAAGCGCAAATAAATAGAGACTTAAGACATTGGAAGATGGAAAAGAGAGCTTCTGGTCAGCAATCAGCTGGTGATGCACACATGCAAATACCATCAGACTGGTTAGAAACTATACGCATAAATATTAGTGATGGCGGCACAAGACCACTTGATCTAATCTCTCGTAAGGCAATGGAAGATAAGAGGGCAGGAAACGAAAATATGAGTGGCACACCGAGATACTATACTCATGCCGATAG